ACATTAGTAGTTAATCTACATGACAAACAAGACGAGAACAACGATATTGACGAGCAAAGGTTTCACGCGATGTTTGAGCGCATATACGGAACGCTTAAATCACTGCATTGGTATGATCGTGAATTGTTCATGATATACATTAAGAGCGGCAAGAGCATTAGGAAGCTAGCAGAAAAGACAGGCATATCTAGAACAAGTATAAACAACACACTACAGAACGTAAAGCAAATAATAAGAGACAAGCATGGAGAAGAAGTCAAAGAAACCCACGGAAAAACGAACGAGAAAGCGTGTAAGCCGTCCAAAAAGTCAAGGTTTAGGGGATACGATTGAAAAGGTAACTGAGGCCACAGGAATAAAGAAAGTGGTAGAGAAGGTATCCGATGCCCTAGGCGTAGATTGTGGCTGCGAGAAGCGCAAGCAATGGCTAAATGAGCGCTTTAGATACCGCGATGTGGAGTGCATGACGGCACAGCAAGCAGACAATTGGCCTGAAAGCCTAGCTAAAAAGAAACGATTGACGCATGCAGACATGGATTTTATAGCGAGATACCATGCAGACATCTTTAAGCACAAATTGCAGAAGCCCTGCACATGCAGCCCGAGTGAATGGAAGCGCATGATAAACGATATCGAAGAATTATACCAAGCATATAAAGCAGATCATGCCACTACCTAAACCAAGACCAAGCGAAAACAGGAAGCAATACGTGCAACGCTGCATGATTGACCCCACAATAGCACGAGAATACCCTAATTTAGATCAACGCTATGCAGTCTGTATAGCACAATACAAGAACAAGCAATGAGTGACGTAATTTTTCTACCCGTTATAATCGAAGGGATAGGCACCCGAGCAGACCGCACCTTAAAAATCACACTAGGGACACAAGAACTTACGCCTGCAGAGGCAGGTCAGTTGTTTAGCATGCATCAATCGGCGGCCTACGTAATGATAAAAGAGGAAATGTTTAACAGCGCTGAAAAAGACTTGCTCGATAAGATACAGGCTGACCAAACAGAGTACAATGGCAAGACACCTAGTCAAAGACTACGCAGTGTCCTGTACCGCGTCTACGAAACAGACCCACAAAGTTTCAATGACTTCACGAGGTATTACGAATACCAAATGGAACGTCTAATAACCCACTTTAAGAATAAAATTGATGGAGACACTTTATGATGTTTTGGAGAAAACGCGTGACCTCGATGAAGACCAAGTCTACAATGAACTCAAAAAGTACATTGAAAGGGTCATTGATGAGCAGATACTTAACTGCGGAAACACAATATGGTCTATACCTGATGCAGCGATCATTCGTACTATGGTAATGAATGCCCAACGTGTAGACTTAGAGGAGTTTTGAGAAAGCACACGAAGATATACCTACAGGAGATGCATTACGACATCTCCGATTTTATTCCCTGCGAGATATGCGGAAGCAAGGCGGTAGATATACACCACATAGAGCGCAGGGGTATGGGGGGAAACCCAAACGCTGACGTAATAGACAATCTAATGGCGCTATGTAGACACCACCACGATCAGCTAGGTGACGTGCCCGAGCAGAAACCATATTTAAAACAGGTGCATGAACGCGCCATGAACAAACGCAAATGAAAAAAGTAAACGTAAAAGACCTAGTTCCTAACGACAAGAACCCACGCCTCATAAAAGAGCACAAGTTCAAAAAGCTAGTTGCAAGTATTAAAGAGTTCCCCGAGATGCTCGAACTAAGACCTATCGTAATAGACGATAACAACGTGGTCCTAGGAGGTAACATGCGAATGAGGGCGGCACAGGAGGCAGGTCTAAACAAAGTGCCTGTAATCATAGCTACGGACTTAAGCGAAGAACAGCGCAAGCAGTTCATTATTAAGGATAATCAAAGCTATGGCGAATGGGATTGGGACCTACTCGCAGACGAATGGCAGCAAGATGCTCTAATTGATTGGGGCTTTGAGCCTTACAACTTTGGAGCAAGTACCGACTTTCTAGATATGGACGAGGAGACCGAACCTGCGGACGAGTTACAGCCTGCACCCGAGAAACCCAAGATAACCGATGACGGCTATGTACGCTATGAGATTATCCTAAGAGAGGAGTCTAAGCAGTTAGTAGTAGAGACATTGGCTAAGATTCGCAAAGAGGAAAACGTAACGCTAGCGGAAGCGTTCATGATAATTATTCACGACTTTAACGCAAGACAATGAGAGAAAACAGCAGCTTCATAAGTTTTGACCAAGCAGAGGCAGGGATAATCTTTGACCAATCGAATCACAAAGACTATCCTTTAGCCTACTACAACGTAATCAATGGCAGGGGAATAGGCCGCATAAATATGTCATGCAGTTACTACCTCTATTGCTATGAAGGCGAAGTCGTGTTAGATCGTTTTAACTCAGGAAACTCTGTAGTCCTAAGTGAGCACATGTACGCAAGTGTGTCAGGAGATTGGGCGTTCAATCCATACGTACTAGGAAGCGCTGTAGTAATAGAAGTATATCATAATGCAGGTAAGTACCCCGAGACCAAATACAAGGCCGTAAGCACGTTTGGAGGGCCTATAGAAGATGAGGGCAGGTTGAAGTACATAGACGGCTGTACAGACAGCCTCTTGATACCACCTGTAAAGCTAGGGGACCCGTGTCTTAATCATTTGCACTTCCCGAGCGATATTGACCAAACGCCTCACACACACCCTAGCCACCGCATAGGGATAGTAGCCAAAGGTCACGGGGAATGTGTTACACCATTCGGGAACCTGCCATTGACAGAGGGCATGATATTCGTTATAAAGGAATGGGACGGCTCCTCTTACGATACGGGTCTAGATGGGCATATGCACCCTACAGGTACGCATAAGTTCCGCACCTTTGACAAGGCAATGGACGTCATAGCCTTCCACCCTGATAGCGACTTTGGGGCCACAGATGTAGACCACCCTATGATTAACCGCACTATAGTTGACGGGGTCAGCGCTAATCAAATCGATTCAATACGTACTAAATAAGAAACCATGGGAGACACCATAATGAAAAAGAACTACCTAGACTATGACTGCGTTGAAGGCGCAAAGCGTAGACTAAGGTATCTGTTCGACAGCTACGATAAAGTGATCGTGAACTTCTCGGGAGGTAAGGATAGTACAGCTATGCTATACGTCACTATTGAGGTAGCTAGAGAAATGGGTAGGCTCCCTGTGGAGTGTGTTTACATAGACCACGAAGCGGAAGGTCTAGGGACCATTAAACTGCTCGAGGAAATAAATGACATGCCCGAGGTAGACATGAAGTGGTATGCGCTTCCTTTTGCCTTAAGAAATGCGGCTAGCATGTACGCACCTGAATGGTATGCGTTCCACCCCGAAGAAAAAGACTTGTGGGTTAGAGACATTCCCGAATGGGCTATAACCGAATTAGAGGGTTTTGTGTGGGAGACTGACCCTAACTATGTACACCCTGACGGGCTACCTTTTAGAGCAAACGCTGTAAAGCACTGCCTACACTTTGGGGACATGGTAGACCTCCATCGAGACAACTACGTCAAAAAAGGAATAACAGCTATATCATTGGTAGGGATACGCGCACAGGAGTCTATGGCTCGCTACACGATCATGACACGCAAAAAGAATGAATGCTACTTAAGTAGTACAGACTCTATCGCGTACCCTATCTATGATTGGAATGCCACTGATGTTTGGAAGTACATTCGAGAGTTGGGCCTACCTTACAATACAGAGTACGATACAATGAACAGGGGTGTCAACTACAACAAATTGAGCAAGCAGCGCGTAGGAAGTATATTTGCCGAGGAGAGTCTACGCACCCTAGACCATTGGCGTGAATACTATGGGGACTATTGGCATAAGCTACTAGAACGTGCTGAAGGCGTAAAGACGGCATGGCGCTATTGTAATGATGGTCTATACACAGGCACCAAAATAGAAAAAGAAGAAGGTGTCAAATGGAGTGAGTACACAATCGCATTGATAAACAAGATGTCTCCCGAGACACGCAAGCTAGTCAAGAAGTCCATGAACAAGATTGTAACATGGCACAAGAATCAAACCGACTACCCAATAGCAGAGAACGAAAAAGATAGCTGCCCACTTACAGGGATATCATGGGAGTTTCTAGCGCGCATCGCAATACGTGGAGACACTAAGGAAAGGAACCTTCAAAAGGTCACGGTTTTAAGTCAAAAGGCTAGAACACGGGCAGGATTAACAAGAGACGAAGCAGTGAATAAATTCGGTACACCCGACTACATTAAAAGATACTATGACAAAAAGAACGCTAAGTGATGGCAGACCTATGCCTCTAGATGAATTGCAGTGGATGCACCGCAGCAAACTTCAACCCAATAACTACAACCCAAACTCTGTAGCGCCCCCTGAACTCGAACTGCTAATGACAAGCATCAAAGAGGACGGGTGGACACAGCCTATTGTAGCCAACCCTGATATGACCATAGTAGATGGCTTCCATAGATGGACATGCAGCGGCTATGACGATATCTACGCATTGACCGATGGCTTTGTGCCTGTAGTCATACTAAGACCAACCAACCCTGAGCATCAACAAATGAGCACCATTAGACACAACAGGGCAAGAGGTCGCCATGGCATCTTAGAAATGGGCCGTATTGTACAAAACATGCTTGATAGTGGTCTAAGTACCGAGGAGTTAATGAAACGCCTTAAAATGGAGCGCGAGGAGGTTATGAGACTAACCAATACACAAGGGGTATTAGGACACCCCGACCTTGATAAGCCGTACTCAAAAGCATGGGAACCTAAATAAGGTAAGATGACAAAAAGTGACACTACTAAAAAAGCAATGCTCCAAGCGCTAGAAAAAAGTCTAGGCGTAGTGACTGCTGCTTGCAATAGTGTGGGGATAAGCAGGCAGACCCATTACAGATGGTTAGAGGAAGATGCCGAGTATAAGGCTGAGGTAAAAGGTCTAGAAGATGTGGCTTTAGACTTTGCCGAGTCACAATTGCATAAGCAGATCAATAGCGGAAATACAAGCGCTACGATATTCTACCTAAAGACTAAAGGCAAGAACAGGGGCTATGTAGAGCGTACTGAGATAACGGGCGCAGATACGGAGCCTATAGTTGTACGCATATTAGATGGAAATAAAGACTAATGTTGTTTTTAAACACTTAGAGCGTTCAAAGGCGCGTATCATTATAGAGCAAGGTGGTACGCGCTCGGGCAAGACCTATAATATCCTTATATGGTTGATCGTGGCATATGCTCTTAGGAATACAGGTAAGACCATTACACTATGTCGTAAGACCTACCCGTCCCTAAGGGCTTCTGCTATGCGTGACTTTATAGAGATACTTATGAACCTAGGCCTCTATGATGAAAACTACCACAACAAGTCAAACAGCGAGATCATGCTAAATGGCAACCTTGTGGAGTTCATAGGTATGGACCAACCGCAAAAGATACGCGGACGTAAACGTGATGTCCTGTTCGCGAATGAGGCTAATGAGTTAAGCATAGAGGATTGGCGTCAGCTATCCCTACGTACCACGGAACGCATCATAATAGACTACAACCCAAGTGACGAGTTCCATTGGATATATGACGAGGTAATCCCACGCGAGGACGCAGAGTTCTACCAAACCACCTACCTAGATAACCCCTTTCTAGAAGCAAGTGTTATCGCCGAGATTGAGAGGCTCAAAACTATTGACGAAAACTATTGGCGTGTATATGGTCTAGGGGAACGTGGCGCAGCTAAGAGCCTTGTGTTCTCCTACAGCGAATGTCAACAGGTACCAACCTCAGCAGAACTTGTAGGCTACGGGCTTGACTTTGGCTACTCTGCAGACCCAACTGCTCTAATAGCCGTATATAAGCAAGGGGACGATTTATACGCAGACGAGTTAATCTACAGAGTGGGTATGACCAACACAGACATAGCCAACACCATCAAGAGCCTAGAGTTAAGCAAGTACGAACCTATATGGGGAGATAGTGCAGAACCTAAAACCATAGACGAACTACGCAGACGAGGTTTAAATGTGAAGCCAACAGCCAAAGGGCGTGATAGCATAAACATAGGTATAGACATGATACGCAGGTACAGACTATATGTGACCTCGCGATCTACAAACCTCATTAAGGAATTGCGTAACTACAAGTATCATGAGGATAAGCAAGGGAGGGTCACTAATAAGCCCATAGACGCGTTTAATCATGGCTGTGATGCTATGCGCTATTCTATATACAATACGCTCGCACGTCCTAATTACGGGAGGTACAGCATCAGGTAGAAAAAAAAACTAAAATTTTTACACTTTCTTTTTGGTATTTAAAAAATAATTGTATCTTAGCAGAGCAATGATGCAACAAAACAAGCAACTAGAGTTATGAAACCAAGTGAAACAATCGTAGGAAAAACCTACAGCATGACAAGCCCTTATGGTGGCCATTGGC